AAAGCACCAGGTATGACGTTCTTGGCGACGCCGGCTATGGTGTTGAACCACTTGCCGAGGTCGTTCCACCCCTGCGGACAGCCTGGTGGCAAATGGTTTGCAATCAGGTTGTACAGGAGCAGTGCGTTCGGGTCGAAGGTCGCGCTCGGTTGAGCAAGCGCCAGGAAAGTCGGCTTGTTGGCTGCCGGCAAACGCTCAATGCCAACCCGCCACGTCACGAAGAGAGTCGACTTGTACGAGAGCCCGGTGAAGTAGGCTCCCGCGGTGCTCATCCTCGAGAAGTGGGTTGCTGGAGCGGCGTTGTATGCAGACTTGTACCCGCCAAGCGATGGACCGGACACGTTCGTCCATGCGTCACCAACAAGGCCTGGGGACACAAACGTGCCGACGTCGTAATTGACGGCGGTCTGAATGTACCCGGAGTCCTTGGGAGCAGTCTCGTTGTTCTGCTGAATGGTGTAGTTGCGTAGCGTGGCTGCCTGGAAAGGGTTCTCTCCGAGGAACTTGGCCGTGCAATAGCAACCGTCCTGCGCTGGCCAAGTGTGCGACCCTGGCATGATCTTGGCCTCCGCTATGGTGTTCGGCGGCGACCGAAATGTGTTTGAGGCATTGGAGCCATGCATATTGACACCCGTCGAGGGCGTACTGTCCATGGTGCCTGCAATCTGGCTCGTCTCGTACGAATGCCCGTACTCGTAGACGGTGCACGCGCCCTGCTTGTAAATCTGGGCGGTTGTGTTCACAACCTCGAAGCCTGAGTAGACGATGCGGTACACGCCTAAGTCAGTGTCGTCGAAGTCGAGGTAATCGTCAAGGACGATGTTCTGCACCGCGTATCCTCCTCCAGCCTCGGCAGGACAATGCTGTGGCGTGTAGGTCATGTCCCCCCCATTGGGGAGGCCAGCTGGCACGGAATTGATGACCAAGCCATCAAGGCGGCTAGTCACCGCAACGCCGGATGCGCCGCCGATCGTACTGATGTAGCCGGCGGGCGCGGTAGGCGTCGAATTGGCGCGACCTTGAGGCAGGATCTTCCCTGCGCAATTGTACCCCGGAATCGGCGTCGTGCCGTTTTGTACGACCTGGCCGGTTGGTTTGGCCCAGTCAATCGGGGAAAGTGTGATGTGGCAGTCCCAGTTCGCATCCGCGGCTAGTCCCGTCGGAGCCGAAATCTCGGCAGCTTGCCGCACCTTGACAATCACCGTTGGTTCGGTGTTGACATCCGGATACCCCTTGAGGTTGTCCAGTTGCAAGTCGTGGAACGGATCAAGCGCGAACTTGAGCCAGTCGCATCCCTCGTCTGTAATCTGACGAGAAGCGCAGAGGCCGCGCATTGGATCTTTGCCGCGCACGGCCTGTACCAACTGCTGCGGCGTCATGGTTGCCGAAGTATCCGACATGACGCCTCGTGCTCGTTCAGCGGGCACGTAGTCTGTTTCTGCCACTCAGAGAGTCCGTCGCTCTGTGGCAAAGCTTGTAGCTTTCGGGGGGTCAATCCTCACCGCAACCCGACCGATTCGGCAGCGAACCTAACGGTCTCACGTGTCAAGAACCATCGCGAATTAACGCATAAGAAACACGTGTTGGGAGGGCGCCGCTGCACCACCTCACGCCGAAGCGTGAGGTGGCGCAATATCCCCTGCTTCCCGCTCGCGCAGGTACTGCTCGAGTGCGACCTCGGCAGCAGCAGCCAACTCATCCAGTGAGCAATCGGCCATGGGGTCATCGATCGCAGCGGGCGCGTTTAGCGCGCATCGCTTCGACCTAGAATCCCGGCCTGAAAGAGTGACTGCAAGCAGGTTAGCGACTGGACCGGCCACACGAATGATGCCCTCGGGCTCATCGTCTGGCTCGTAGTCCATGCCTGGCAATTGGAACTCGTCAATCTGTTCCCATGTCTCGGCGGCGGCTAGTCCCGTAAGCCATTCCTCAAGTTCGGAAGCAAACTCGTAGTTGACCTGAGGAGCAATGGCTCGAAGCATCATCGGAATGTCTTCGTCATCCACTTCATACGGACCAGCGGCAACGCGGTAGAACATGTCCCTGTCGTTTGCAAGCAGATCGGCCATCTCGGCAGTAAGCACGGGAACGCCGTCAGAATCGAACTCCACGATAGTCTCGTAGCAACGGAGGTCGACTTCGTATAGCTTGGCAACGTCGGTAAGGAACTCACGAATCACCGGCGTTTTCGAGTCGGTCGTCCAGTACCCGAGGAGCTTCAACTTGTACTTCTCAACGTCCATATTGCGTGCGACGGAGAGCTTGCGAAGCGCCTTGACGACATCCGCGTACGAAGCCAAAGAGGCCAGCGGGTCCGGGTAGTGACGCCCAAGGAAGAATGTGCCGTCCTTCAGGCGTTTGAACTCGACCTTCAGCAGCATGCCGATTGCCTTGGTGAAGAACATGGCGGCCTCATGCCAATCCGCGTCTGATATCCCAGGCGAGTGTGCTGCTGCGCCATCATCTCCGAACTTCACTCCGATGACGGCGTACGGGATGCTGTAGGGGTCAACATCATAGCCCTTGAACATGAACGTGCCCCAGAGGAGGTGCGTCATGTCGGCGCTGCCCTTGGCATAATGCTTGAGCGCGGCGCGAATCTTGGACTTGTTGATTGTTGACATATCCAGCTCCGTATTGGTCTTCGACCGATGCATGTGTTTCGTGATTGCAAGACTGGTAATCACGTACTCAATGAACGCGGAAACGATGGTGTTAAGCTCGGTAGTCACACCGGAACCGCTATTGTTCTTGAAGCCAGTCTTGACCGGCTTCCCGTTGAGCATAGTGACAAAGTCCACGTTGGCGTCGAGTGCGGCCTTGACCTCCTCGGCGTCGTCGGCGTGGACAAAGGACATCGTGAACTCAACAAACCAGCCATACACGTACTTGCTGATCGTCTCGTCCAACTTGGTCCAATCCGTGTCGTGCATCCCGCTCACAAGGCCTTCCTTCGCGGCATGCGACGCGATATCCGTAAGTTTGCGGATACACAGCGCAATGTCGCGGGGAGAATTGCCAGGTTGGTAGAATTCGCAGCCCTTGAGTACTTCCTTCAAAAGGAGGCCGACTCGTCCAGTCTGAATGGCCATCTCTTCGGTATACTGCGTAATCCCACGCGGGGCGGCACTCGCTTTCGGCCCCACCTCATGCTTCAGGTTTGTCTTGGGGGCTGGTTCGCGAGCGACCAGTTCGGAATGCCGTTTCAAACGCGCGGCTTGTAAGCGCTGGACTCGCTTGCGATAAATCACATCGCGGCCAGGCAGCCTCATCGTCCACTTGCCGATTCCGCTTTCGGCAGCGACTTGATCTATGAAGCGAGGGAGCAAAGTGTCTGCGATCTCCTTGACTTGGTCCGAGGGGTCGACAGTATTGCTGTACTCCTTCATGCGCTTCTCATAGTACGCGTTGTGCGCGGCGTCCGTTTTGGTATCCGCCACGCCGGGACCACCACCCGCAACGTTCGGAGCTGCAAAGGTGGCAGTCCCAACCTCCCCCACGCACTCGTCAGGTGACCCAGCCTGACCAGTGTACATGATGTTGGGAAGAGGTCGTGTCTCGATCGGAATGCCGAAGAACTCTACCAGCAAAGGTTCGAGCCCTCCGGGACGCCAGATCATATGCATCTGCATCGTACGCTTCACCTCCGACGCGCCATACCCTTTCGGGCGGTTCTTCCCCATAAGGTTGAACACTTTGTACTGGCTCTCGGTAAGTTCTGCCGAAGTGTACGGGCCCCGGTCGTGCGCGTATTTGACGCTGTACACGGGGTTCTTGGTGTCACCGAACATGCCAAGCAGGAACACGTGCTGCTTGGACTTAGTATCCCCATGGACGACGACGACGTTGTTCGCCTTGCGAAGCGGAACTGCGTCGAGGGGGCTGCCTTGGGCCACGTTCAGCATCATGTCGCACACCGCCTTGGAAAGATTCGTAGTGGTGTTGCAGGCAAGCCAGACCCACTTGTGCATGGTGCCTGGCTGGTACTGAATGATGACGTTGTAAGACGTGAAAGCGGCCTTACCAAGGTGTTCGATGTAGACGTAATCGTTGGCCGCATAGTCCCACGGATACTGATTGGAGTAAGTTGCACCGTTGACGGAAGCGACTCGCTCCGTAACCATTGGCGCTCCAATCACATCGAGCGAGTAGTACCATGCGGAATCGGTGGTTTCGCCAGCGAGCTTGTCATACTCGGGCGTAATCACCAAAACGTTGGAACCGGCGTACTTGTCCAAGCTGTCGAGGTACATGTCCTGATCGACTAGCGTATAGACCATGCCGGGTTCAAACTTCTCACCCGGATTGGCATGCTGTAGGTCCTTGATACCGTGCACCTCACGGCGGCCCTTAGACTTGCCATCACGCGCGGCACCGCTCTTGCTCTCGTCGTACGTCTGAAAGCCATGCTTGAGCAGGTAGTCGCGGGTAACAGTGACACCAACCTTGCGGGAGGCGCCTGCAACCGGGTGGTTGCTCTTGGTGTCCGCAATGGCCTTCTCCCCCGCACCAGGTGGTTTGAAGTTCTCAGCCGCTTGCCGGAAGATGGAATGGTCGTGCTGTTTGTGATGCTTGCCGACCTTCTTCCGATTGGACGAATCAAAAGCGTGCGACATAGTCTCGCTACGAATCAACGCTGAGACTAGCCGCTGCGCACGCTCTTCGCCTGATATCTGCGTGGCGCCGTCCGAGAACCACCACCTGGCTTTGCCATGCCAAGTGGCACTTTGCTGGGCCGAATTCTTAATCTTCACCAACTCGTGCTCCAGG